GAAGGACTTTCTGGAAGTATAACAGGACAAAAAAATTTAATAACAAATTATTTTGCCACTCAAGCAATGAATAGTATTGGTGGAAATCTTGATATAAATCAAATATTAGCAAGAAGCAATGGTTCAGTTATAAATCCAAATATGGAGTTACTATTTAAAGGCCCTACTTTGAGGAGTTTTGGTTTTCAATTTAAATTCACACCAAGATTTCAAAAAGAAGCAACAACTGTTAGAAATATAATAAAAGCATTTAAAAGAAATATGGCTCCAAAAGGTTCTGGTGGTGCTTTTTTAAAAACCCCAAATATTTTTGAAATTCAATATGAAGGAAAAGCAAAGGATTATTTAAATAGAATAAAACTTTGTGCCTTAACAAATGTGCAAATGAATTATACTGGTGATGGAACTTGGGCAACATATAGTGATGGTTCTCCAATTTCAATGAATATGACGTTGGGATTCCAAGAATTAACACCAGTTTATAATGAAGATTATGCAGAATATGATGATATCGAAGACGGAGTAGGTTACTAAAATGGGATATTTTAGAGAGTTACCAGATGTAGAATACCAAAATTTTTTATCGAGTAGTATTTCTTCTCAAAGTTATGTAAAAGTAAAAAATTTATTCCGAAGAAATAAATTACGTGATGATCTACAAAATGTATTCACTTTGTTTAACAAATATGAAATAAGAGAAGGAACACGACCTGATACTATTGCAGAGGAAATTTATGGAGATGAAACTTTAGATTGGGTTGTATTATTAACTTCTGGTATTATTAATGTAAGAGATGAATGGCCATTATCTGATAGAGAATTATATGACTTTGTTGAAAATAAATACGGTCTTATTGGTATAAACAGTAATCATCACTATGAAACTAAAGAAATTAAAGATTCTCAAGATAGATTAATTTTACCTGAAGGTAAAGTAGTTGATTCTAATTTTTCTATTACATATAGTGAAAATGGTACATATATAACACCAACATCTTCAAATACTATTAATGGTGTTAGTAATTTTGAATATGAAGTTCTTAAAAATAATAAAAAAAGAAGTATATACATTCTTAAAAATCAATATTTGCAACAATTCTTAAATGATATGAGAGACATTATGGTATATCAAAAATCTTCTGAACATATAAATGATAGATTAATAAGAACTGAAAATACCAGAGTTACAATGGAATAAAAAAAGACCCCTATAAAGGGGTCTTAAAATATTTTAACTATTCTGCTAATTTAGCAAAATACGAGAGTGCATCATCTTCATCATCTTCTACAGGAGAAGGTTTTGAAGATACAGCAGCAGTAACTAATTGCTCTGCTGAACCACGATCATTATCTTCATCAATAACTTCAGGATCTTGACGAACTGTAGTCTTGTTTCCAAGAACATAACCAAGACGCTTCTTCAAATCTTCATAAGACTTGAATTGATCTGCGGCAACAAACTCTTGAAGAGAATTTTCTTTCTTCCAGAGTGCTTCTAGTGCATCATCGTCATCCAATAATGGAGTGACAGCAGTGAACTCAGAAGAGTCATAGTTTCTATAACCAGCAACGTTCTTTGCCTTCAATTTGAAGTTAGCACCTTGCCAGAAATCAAATGGATCAATTGCTTCCTCATCCTCAAACTCAGGTTGCATTGCTGCAGTTAGTTTGTCAAAGATTTTCTTTCCATATTTGTATAGAAATACTTTACCTTCGTTCTCAGGATTAGTAGGATCCTTTACAACATAGATGTTACTAATGTATGTAAGCTTACGTTTTTGCTTACGAGCAGCATCTTTACCTGCATCTGTTCCATTGTTCCATAGAGTAGTATTATACTCAGAAACTGGATCTTTCTGACCTAATGTAGTCAGAGAGTTTTCGATGTACCAACCACCAGGACCTTGAAAGGCATGGGAGTATAGTTTTACAAATGGTAAATCTTCACCATCTGGAGCAGGTAGAAAACGGATAACGGCATAACCATTACCTGATTTATCACATTCTAATTTCCACAAACGGTCATCAGCGTTCCCGTTAGTGTTATTCATTTTTTCGACTTCTTTCACAAGTTTTTGCGTAAGAGAGCCCAATTTGGATTGCTTTTTAAGATTAGCAAACGACATTGATTACCTCGGATTAATTTGGATTTAATTGGATTAGTTTTATTATAACAAAAAATATACTATAAGTCAACAGCAGATTCAAGTGTTTCGATTGTCTCACACATACCGTCAAACAATACATTCATATTAGTTCCTGCAGGAAAACCCATCATAGTAACAGATTGTTCTATTTGGGACTTCAACTCCTTAGCTGTTGGGTCATCAGATAAAGATAGTCTTGTATACATAACTCTTTGTTTATTGAGTAATATTTTTAGACTTTCAATATGTTCCATTCTATCTTCACGAGAAAGTGATGGGAATGTAAAAGCATCTTTATAGATGTCTTGCTGCATTTTATTAATTTGCTCCAGTTCCTCCTGGACGATTTCAGAATCAAAAAAATCATTCATTTATCAAATCTCGTAAAATTTTTTTATATTGGAACACATTAATATTTATGAAAGGTATATACTTTTTTATCTTTAGACTTACGGTTTCCCATACTGGATCAGTAAGTTTTTTATCAAAGTTTTTTACGAAAGAAAATACTTTTTCCAGTATTGTAAGCGTTTCTAACGAGATCTCCCCACCCAGATATTTTTTCAATACTGGAGGATGGCCTTTCGAGCAATCGAATACTTCTTTCAAGTTGGTGTCCGATAGCAATTCGTTGCTTTGTTCTTTGAATAAGTAAGTCAAACTCTGTTTTCTTTTCATCCATTGTGAATAGTTCCTCTCTCCTGAATTAATAATTTCTCCAATCCATAAGTTTTGTGGATTGTCTGTGGATACAAAATTTGCTAAAAGAAAGTTTAGCACTTCTTCATCAGAATATTTCCTAGAAGTTTTCTCAAACCAATACTTATCCTTTCGTTTATTAAAAGATGCCATAGTAGCTCTGGATTTACCGCCATATTTTATAAAGTCATACTTAGGATTAGTAAAATGACTTTTCATTGATAGATAAGTTTGATAAGTTTCAAACGGTGTCACTTTGATTGTTTTACCCCCGATTTATCTACATTACCAAAAAAACTTGTAATGGCATATCTACCCCACCCATCATAATAATCAGAATCTTCTATCTTAACTTCTCTTACACCATGCTCTACCCATCCAGGTAATATTATCATTGAATTATTATTACAAGAATAATGATAATCATACTTAGGAAAAAATAATTCTCCACCAGTAAATTTTTTAGGTTCCTTATAAAAATAAGAAAATCCTAAAAACTGGAATGCTCTATCCGTATGTGGTTCATAATACTCTTCATTATGATAATACCTCAATTTAGTTATATCAGAGTTACAATCTTTAGCAATAGAACAACAGTCATGAATTTTACCAAATATCTCAAGTATATCAGGATCAAATAATTTTCTATTAACAGTTAAAATATTAGACATTTGACGATACGTATTAAATATCTGATCCAATATAACTGCACAAGCAGAAGTATAACCTACTACTCCACCATAATCTTTAGTTTGAAGGAGTTTACCTGGTTTAGTAAAAAATTTAAGTTCTTCCCAAACCAATTCAAGTTCTTCTTCAGTATAAAAATCTTCAATTATTAAATGTGGGAAAGGATTTTTATATGATATAGTTTTCATTCAAAAGAATTTCTATAGTAAAGTGGATTAGGTACTTCAGGATGCATCAATTTTTTCCTTAAACCTGGATCAACATCTCCAATTACACTAACAGGTACAGTTATACGATACTCAATAAAAGTTGGTTGATTTAGATATGCCTGTGGAGGTAAAGGTAAATAATAAGTCATAAAGGTAATTTTGCTCTCGATGTTTTTTTCATAAAATTAAGTTCTTGAGCATCATATTTTAATTTTTCTTTGAGAGGTTTAGAAACTAATTTTGTTACTGATTCTATCTCAAGATTATTAATTTCACAATAATAACAAATAGCATCAATATAATTCATTTCTTCATTTGCCACAATAGTTTCAATTTCCATAGCAAATTTTGAAGGGGTTAAAAATTTCTTTTCTAATACCTGTTCTAATTCTTTATTTGGTTCCATAGAGCTCCAATTTATCTCCAACAAACTTTCTAATATATTCTCCGAGGAGTTTAATATACTTTGCTTTGTCGGTTTCTTCGTAGACAACACATTCTCCATTTTCACAAGCCATAATAATTACAAGTTTTTTTATCGAAATATCTTTCATTTCGTATAGCATACATCCGTATGCCATTGCCTGAACAAAATAATGTTCAATCCAATTTCTTGGTTTAGGTTTTTTAGATGTTTTAAAATCTATTATCGCTAACTCGCCATCATACTCTGCAATACAATCAACAGTTCCAGCAATACCTAATTCTTTACTATATAGCGACCCTTCCAGAGCATGAATGTTGTCTATTTTATTAAGATGCCCCTTTGCTATTTTAAAGAGAAAATCAGAAATAGGACGTACTTCTGGTAAATTTTCATTCTTTAAATAATGCTCGGTAAGAGTATGCATATCAGTTCCACGTCCAGTTGCTGCCTTAGTGATACGATCTGCTTCTTCATTACCTACCTTCTTTCGCCAATTAACAAAGATCTCTTTATTAAAGTGACTAGTAACAGAAGTAATAGAAACTAACTTAAGTAATTCCTCTTCGTCTGGAACAGAATAATAACGAACTCCATCTATAGTCTCCCGTGATAATTTAGGGAGATTCACATCAACATGATTAAACATTACAAACCTGCTTCTAATTTAGCAATAAGATACTCTTTAACTAGTCCTGAACGAACGATATCATCAATACCAAATTCTATCATTTCAAAAGATGGCATTGCTCTAATAATTTTCATAAAGTCAACAATACCATTTCTCTCATTAGTTTTTGTAAGATCAGATTGAGATGCATCACCACAAAACACAATCTTAGTATTTTCACCTACTCTGGTTATTATACTATCTAATTCATGAAAATTCAAGTTTTGAAATTCATCAACAATAATAATAGAGTTATCAAGTGTAGTACCTCTTAAAAATGAAGTGCTCCAGAACTTAATAGTATCTTGTGCTCTTAAATTACCATAAAGCATTTCAAACTCTGCATCAGAAGACATTTGAAACATGTACTTTACCATATTTTTATATGGAATCTGATAATATGAGGACTTATCTTCATGATCACCAGGTAAGAATCCAATCTCTCTGGTAGATACTAATGAACGAACTAAGTAAATCTTATCATAGGGTGTATTTTCACTTAATACATCTTTAAGGGCATTATAAAGAGTAATAAATGTTTTTCCTGTTCCTGCAGCACCATAAGCAATAATATGCTTACCTTCATCATAAGAATTAAACAGTCTTTTCTGGTTATCAGTAATTGGTGTAATGTCCACCAAATATTCAGAATTTAAAGGTTTTTTTCTTTTCATCTGTTTTGCCGTTAACCCAATTCCTATAGGTTGGTCTTTTGTTGCTGCTCTTTTTTTTCTTGGCATTAGTCCAAATTCCTTACATATCCATCTGGGTTATTTTTTATTGTTTTCTTTAAAACTTCATTCCAACCTGGATGCTTTGATCTTAATTTGTCCCTAAAATTTCCAACTTCTTGTACTGCTCCACATCCTTTAGACCAGTCTTTATCCCAGTCTGGATTATCATCCTTCCACTCATCATATTCTTTCATGGTCATGTAGAGTTCTTTCTCTTCACCAGTCTTTAAATTTTTTACAGGATATGTTGGCATAAGTTATTAGTGTGTAGTTTATTTAGAGATGAGTTTATATGCTAAACTTATTCTCATAGGACATGTTTGACGAGAGAAAGAGAACCCTTTATGTGGTGTCATACCATCAAAGGCAATCATTCTACCTGTTATAGGTGCAATTATTTCTTCTCCCACCTGAGTGAATCCACCCCACTCCCAATCATATGGACTAACATATATTAGCACAGTCTTATCGCAGTTGTCAACATGGAATGCTCCATCCTGTCCATAGGATTGACCGTTAAAATATAATCTACCAATAGAATACTTACCTATCTTCTTCTTAATCTTCTTAAAAAGACGCTTGTAAAAGTATGGTTCTCCTTTAGATGGAGTATAAGATAGGAATGGTAAATTATATGGATTAGATGGCTCACTATCTTGTATTACCCAAGGCTTTTGAAGTTGCTGTAGATAATATATCTCCTCAGAATCTAGAAAATTATCAAAAATTTCCACGTTAATAAA